GTTTTTTATTTGGACAATTAGCTAAGTGTCTGATATACTTACATTATTTAGAAAGGATAAACTATGAATAAAAATAAAATACCAGTTGACTGGCAAGGTAAAGACGATAATAACAAGGGATATATTTATGGTGTAGAACATCTTGACGATGATGGAAACACTATTGATATAGAGTGGTTTAAAGATAAAAAAGAAAGGGATGAAAGTTTATGAGTATATGGGAATTACTATTCTGGGCTACACTAATTAATTGTGTATGGCTTGGAGGTGCAATCTTAATACTAGGGATATAAAATAATTTTAAAGATGATTAAAAAGAAAGGAAAAATTAATGAATATAAAACTAGGAAAAGTAAAAGAGGTATACAGAGACTTTCCTACTAATACAGCAATTTATTTTCTACTAAAAAAATCAAGAAAACAAAAATTAAATATAGTATACATAGGTATAAGTAGAAATGTTTATAATAGGATAAGGTCTCATAAAAAAGACAAAGATTTTGAGTATTACAGGATAATAAAATCAAGGAATTACAATTCTGATTATGATTATATGGAAAGAAGGGAGAGCCAGTTTATATCAAAATTTAAACCAAAATATAATATAAAAAGGAGTGAGAGATATTCAAATCCTTTTACAATGCATATTACAAAACCTTTTTGGTCTGATAAATACAAATCTTTCTTGCGTATAACTTATAATCATATGTATATGACAGATAAAGAAATTGATGAGTTTCATAACAAACATCGCTACAAAGATGATGTCTACAATAAATATTACGTTCACAACATTGAATACTATATTCCCAGTGAGGAAGCATTAAATTTTATTAGTAAAGTAAAACGAGATGCAAGAAATACTAGAAAACTTTTGGACAAACGTAAAATTATGAGAAGATTAAACAGGGTAGATGACTACATGAAAAAAACAGACCTTAAAAAAGAATTTGCAAAAGAAAGTGTGTGGAAAGCTATTGAAGGGTTTAAAAAATATAAAACAAATGAACTAGACATTTGGCCAAAAAACGGGTATCCTTCTCAATTCTACAGAAAAAAATATAAATATAAAACTGATGGAAAGGTAGTATTATTATGAAAACATGGATAGACGACAACAACAAACTTAATATTAATTTTGGTAAGTTTGATGCAAGTTGTAAAAATGGTAAGTGGACATTTTATATTCCATTTAATCTTCCCACTGGGAATAAATTTAGAAGTATAAACGCAAGATATGAATTAGTTGCTAAAGCTACATTTGTTGACAATGATTCATCAGTAGTTAAAAGTTTATACATAGAAGACATAAAGGAAACAAACCCATGATGCACATGAAAACAAATCCGTTGTATAAAAAGATGCAACAAAAAGATAAGTTAAGTAAATGTAAACAAGCTGAACAAGAGCTTAATAAACTCATAGACTTTTACAGGGATATGACAAAGAACTCATACTTTAGAGGGGCAGATAAAGAAATAAAGAGAATGGAAAAATCATTACAGTATCTAGTAGATAATTTTGACCCTAAGGAAACTGTACCTTTTCATCCTGCTCATGGGAACTATAAATTATAGATGAAACAAGAAGTAAAAGAATTTAAGTTACCAGATTATTATAATACTTCTAAACCTAAAGAAGAAAAGAAAGAACCTTTAAAGGATAGGAAATGTAATTTATGTACTAGAGTAGTACCTATGACTAGATTCCAAAGGTTTTGTATATCTTGTAGAAGTCGATTATAGCCATATCCATAGATTATATATAAGGCCCCCACATAAAGGGGGTTTCTTATTGTACCAATTATCCCATGATTGTCAAATCCATATACATAGATATACTATAGGTATCCCTACTCTCCATAACTGTTAAAAAATATGCATTAGTGCGACAAGTTTGACTATGCCCACTGGGAATGATATAAGTATAGTTAGATGCAAACTTAATTGAAGCATCGATGTGTGGCTTGGTTACTCGGTACAGTTTAGAAGTATACGCCAAAGTGCCAAGCCACAACTAAAGGAGCTTATATGACTGACAAATTTATTCCCACTGGGATGACTAGAAAAGAGGCCGAGGCGATTATACCCAGACTCGGTAAAGCAAGTAAGATGCCTTGCAAGACTTTTAATATACCTGCATCTCTCTGTAAAACTGGGGCAAGACTTCGTAAGATAAAAGGGTCTACCTGTTATGGGTGTTATGCCTTTAAAGGTAATTATCTATTCCCATCGGTACAAGATGGATTAATGAAAAGGTTTGATGCCTTTTATGAAGATGGCTTTGTAGAGGCCATGATAATTATGATTAGGGAAACTAACAAATCTAAATACTTCAGATGGTTTGATTCTGGGGATGTGCATGATATGGAAATGCTAGATAAAATTGTAATGGTTTGTAATGGTACACCCGAAGTAAAACATTGGCTTCCCACAAGGGAAGTAAAATTAATTAGTGATTACAAGAAAACTAAAGAGTTTCCAAAAAATCTAGTGGTTAGAATATCTGCCCCTATGATTGATGGAGAGCCAGTCAAGTCTCATAGGTGGACTTCAACTGTGCATAGTGCTAAATTGCCTATAGGTTATGACTGCCCATCAAGAAAACAAAACAATTCATGTGGGGATTGTAGAGCTTGTTGGGATAAACGAATACCAAATGTTAGTTACCATAAACATTAGAAAGGATATTTATGAATACGATGAAAGATTTTTTAGCATACACAATAGTATTAGTAAAAATTGTGGTGGTTTGTAACATTGTATTAGCTTCGTTTTTTGTTACACAGAAGTTAATGATGGGATTATTATATTAGAAAGGAGATAACATGGCTATAATAGGACAGATAGGAACACTAGGGGAAGCATTGCGTAATCAAATAGGCAATGGATTTTTCTATATGATGTTTCAAAAAAAGAATGGAAATATGCGTGAGGGCATATACAAGTTTGGGGTTAGGAATAAATCTAAATCTTACATAGATGATAAACCATACACTACCAGTGGGAATCCATCTACAATGCCTAAAGATTTAGGGATGACTGTATGTGAGTTTAGCAATAGACAATACATAGAGAAACAAGCAGAATTAAATGGAGAACCAGAATGGTCTCCCCATGATTTTACTAATCTAAAGTTTCACCAGATACGATTGTTACGCTATGGTGGTACACTAAAGAAAGTAGATATAGAGGAAGACCATATGTTTAGAGTTACTAAAATACAGGTTGTCCCTCAAGAGTTTGAGCAATCAGCCAAGCTGTTAATGCGTAGTGGTATTAACTTTGATATGGTTGGTATCTCAGAGTTCTCCAAGCAATAGTTTGGAGTACGTTTGTTTAGTCGAGGAGAACCTTCGGGCTTCCATAACCTAGCGAAAGTATTCCGTAAGGAATGTAGTAGGCAGACACTAAACAGACACAATGTGGTGGTGGGTTTATCTTCGCTCCTTGTTCCCACCACCCTTTTAACTAGGAGCAGAAAGAAATTATTATGAGCGAACTAAAAGAGATTATAAAAAAGAATGGCTTATCTAATTTAAAAAAAGGAGATAAAGTTTTAGCATTTCATTTAGGGTTTCCCATTGAGGCAAGCCTATTAGAAAAACCAAGGAATCATGTTACGTTAGTTATGCTAACAAATGCAGATAAGTTTGGATTATTTAATGAGCATGGCTCTATACATACAAAACAATTAAAATCCCTGGAGGTTTTTGATGAGTGACCCCCAGTGGGATGCATGGGCAGAACATATGAAAGAAACCATGCTAGATGATATTGCCATAGATATTGCTAAAGTGCATATAGGTAAAGGGCATTTAGAATTAAAATCTGTTATGGATTATGTAAATGCAACTTACAGTGATTGGGAAAGATTTATAACTAAAGAAGATATAACGGAGGTATTTAATGAGTACATCAAAAAAAAACTTAAAGCGTAAAAAAGTAAAAAAGAAAAGAGTTTACATTGATAAGCATGTAAGCTGTCCATCATACCCTGTATGTGAAGAGGCCCCACTGGGGTGTGTAGTTCAACAAGGGATAGGAAATGTAGAGTGGTATGGCCACAAAGACTAATAAGAAAAAGCCAGAGCTTACTGATGATATGTTAAGAGAGTTAGATGAACTTACAGATATATTGTCTGGATACTTTAGTATAGGGAAGGATACATACCAAATAAAAAAGAGGGAGAAAAATGTCAAGCGAAATAGAAATAGTAAAAAATCTTAATGTTCCCAGTGGGACTAATAAAAGAATGGATTGTCCTTTTTGTTATCACAGGAATACATTTAGTGTTAGGAATGAGAATGGTAAATTACTTTGGAATTGTTTTCATTCTTCTTGTAACATCAAGGGAGGAGAACAAACTGAATATAGTATGGAAGATATAGAAAATTATTTAAATCCAAAACAAAAAGAGATGGAAAGATTTATTATACCAAAACATTTTATTAACATTCCAACAGTGCCAGGTTGTATGGCAATGCTACAACGATATGATTTAGATAAATTATGGGGAGAAGGACAGTTAGCTTTTTACTATGATGTAAAACAAAACAGATTAGTATTTCCTATAGAGAAAGATAATGTAGTTGTTAATGCTACTGGCAGAAGTTTAAAAGGAGAGAAACCTAAATGGTATATCTATGGTAAAGAAACATATCCATACATTGTAGGTAACTCAGATACTGCTGTGCTTGTAGAAGATTGTATATCTGCATGTGTTTTATTTAGTGCAGGCCTCACTGGGATTGCAATACTTGGAACAAGTTTAAAAGATAGTTACATACCTGTGTTTAGAAAATATAAAAAGGTTTATGTTTGTCTTGATGAAGATGCAACAAGCAAGGCTTTTGACATTGCCGACCAACTAAGGTATTATGTAGATACCGAAGTTAAGATACTAGATGATGATATAAAGTATCTTGGAAACTCAAAAATACAGGGGATGTTTGGTGGATATTAGATGTGGAAATATATTAATTGCGGTACTGCTTTTTGGTACATTAGAACTGATAGGAAATATCATCACTGTTATAAACCTCATGGGAATAAGTCAGTTAAGATTAAGATTGGTAGAGCTAACCCAACAGTTTTACAAAACTATTATGTGCATAACCTTCACAGGTGGCTCAAACTTTTTGATGAAGGAAAGATACAGTTGGAATGTTACTTACCTAGAATGACAGCAAAGAGTAGAAAAGATAATATAGAAAGACTAAAGCAAAACACATTAACAAAAAAAGTAAAAGAAATAATTAAAATAATAAAAGATACGAGGAGTTATGAAAAAAATAGTAAGAGTTAGAAAACTAAATGATATAGCCCCATTTGATTGGGAGATAACCTTTGATGATAATACTACCATCAATCACAAGCATGAACATTTTTTTAATTTAATAGAGAAAGGTATAGAACAAACAATTTTAAAACCAGAAAGAAAGATAGAAGATAACCCAGAGCATCCTCACTTCTTTGTTAAAGACCCAGAAGAAGAAGCCCTAGATATTAAGAATCCTAGGAATAAAGAATTGATAAAACAATTTAGAGAAGATGTAAAGACAATGAAAGTAAGTGAGTTCAATGCAAAGTACCCATCGAAAAAAATACCTAAATAACTTAGTAAAATTAATACAGTTGGCAGACACTTTTCAGAATAAGAAAATGAAACTTAGAATACTAAACAATATAGAGGCGGATGTTAGAGAGAAAATTGCTAAAACTTCTGATGGACAAAGAGTTCTATCAGAGGACAAAAAACAAAATAAATAAGAAAACTTTTACTAATGGTTCATATGAACTATACCAAACATTAGTAAAAGCATATGAAGAATATCCAGAGATAGAAGCTGTGGATATGGATACACTTCGTACATTACATTTTGATAAGTATAATCCTATGATTACTACTGCCAACAAAAGAAATGTAGAGGACTTAATTGATATTGTTAGTGAGCAAGAAGTTCCCAGTGGGAAAGCAATAGAAGATACATTGAATAGAGTTTACATTAGAGACAAAGCCAAAGACCTGGCAAACATGGCAACAGATGTATTCAATGGTAAGACACATAACTTCCACATTATTCGCACATATCTAAATGACATAGACAATGTAAAAGAAAAAGAAATAGTACCAGTATCATCTAACATAGAAGATATTATGAGAGGTGTAGATACCTCTAACAATTATCATTTTAATATAAGAGAGTTGCAGGATAGAATAGGTGGCATTGGCAAAGGTAATTTTAGTATTATCTTTGCTAGGCCAGAGACAGGTAAGACAGCTTTCTGGGTTTCATTAGTCGCAAATGAGAACGGATTTGCCCATCAAGATATAAAAGTACACGCATTTGTTAATGAAGAGCCTGCAATTCGTACACAAATGAGACTAATTACTGCGTGTTGTGGTATGTCTAGAGAAGAAATTGCGACAAATGTGGACTTAGCTAAGGAGAAATGGTCTCAAATCAGCCCTAATATTAAGCTATATGATACTGTTGATTGGGATATGTCAGACTATGATTCCCACTGCGAACAACATAATCCAGACTTATTAATCATAGACCAGTTAGATAAAGTTAATGTTGGCGGTGCATACAATAGACAAGATGAGAAGTTAAGAGAGATTTATAAACAAGCAAGAGAGCTTTGTAAGAGAAGGGATTGTTGTGTGATAGGTGTATCACAAGCAAGTGCAGATGCACATGATAGAGAAAGGATAGGGTTTGATATGATGGAGAACTCAAAGACAGGTAAAGCCGCAGAGGCAGATTTAATTATAGGTATTGGAAAGAAAGATGATTTAGAACAAACATCTATTGAGAGACATTTATCTATTAGTAAAAATAAAATGTCTGGTTGGCATGGTGTAGTGACTACACAGCTACAAGCAGAACTATCAAGGTTTGTAGACTGATGTTTACAGCTATACCTTTAACTTTAAAGCAAGCAAATGAGTTTGTCACTGAACACCATAGGCATAACAAAAAATGCCAAGGGCATAGATTTAGTATTGGGGCTAATTACGATGATGATATGGTAGGTGTTGCTATTTGTGGTAGACCTTTAGCAAGAAGACTTGATGAACAATTTACTTTAGAGGTTCTTAGGGTTTGTATAAAAGAACCACCTGTAAAAAATGCTTGTTCTTTTTTATATGGCAGATGTGCAAGAATATGGAAACAGATGGGAGGTAAAAAAATTTTAACTTACACTTTAGATTATGAAAGCGGCTCTAGTATGAAAGCTGTAGGGTGGCAAAAAGTTTCAGAAACAAAACCTTTTAAAGAGGGTAAGGGATGGACAACTAGACCAGGCAGAGTTTGGCAACCAGTAAATTCTGTTTTAAAATATAGATGGGAAATGGTATACCAATGAGAATATTATTATTAATATTATTAGTTACATTCTGTAATGCTTGTGCATTTATCGTAGCCAAAGAGACAGCCAAAGCTGTGGACATAATCCTGGAGGATGACCCTAACCCAGAAAAGAAAAAGAAAATATTAGAAAATAAAAAGAAGAAACAAAATAAAGCTAAAGAGTTTTATTGTAGTAAAGTAAAAGATGTAGAGAAGTGCGGATGATTTCAACAGTAGATATAGAAACAACATACGATACTAATTTTAATCCATCTCCATTTATTGCTACAAATAAATTAATCTCAGTGGGAATAAACAAAGAATATTATTTCTTTAATCATTATGAATTTACTGGTGACGCATCTAAAAGTTTTAATGCAGTACAAGAAATACTAAATCAAACTACAGTATTGATAGGGCACAATATTAAATTTGATTTAATGTGGATGTTAGAAGCAGGATTTAAATACAGTGGTGCAGTCTATGATACAATGATAACTGAATATGTTTTACTTAGAGGAACAAAACAATCTTTAAAATTATCAGAGTGTTGTAAGAGAAGACACTTAGGAACTAAACTTGTAAACAAAGTAGACCAATATATTAATGATGGTAAATCATTTGGAGATATACCAATAGATATTTTAGAAGAGTATGGAAGAAAAGATGTAGACATAACAAAAGAACTTTATGATTCACAACAACATAATTTAAGAGAGGCAACACACTTACAGCAAACAGTAAATTTAATGAATGAATTTTTATTAGTTCTTATTGAGATGGAAAGGAATGGTGTATTCATAGAAACAAATTTATTAGATGAAGTTGAGAAAGAATTTACAAAAGAATACCATCTTGTCCATAATAAAATAAAGACTATAATTCAAAGAGTTATGGGTGATACTCCAATTAATTTATCAAGCCCCGAACAATTATCATGGATGGTTTATAGTAAGAAAGTTGTAGACAAAAAGGTTTGGTCAGAAACATTTAACATAGGAATAGACAAAGCATCTGGCAGACAGAAGAGAAGAAAAAAATATTCACAGAATGAGTTTGAAGGTATCATTCATAAATGGACAGAGCCTATATTTAAAACATCTGCATTACAATGTAAGGTTTGTCATGGTGTAGGTTATGTACAAAAGTATAAAGTAAATGGTGACCCTTACAAAAATAAATCTAAATGTTCTGCATGTGGTGGAGAAGGTGTAAACTATATTCAGAAAGAACAAGTAGCAGGATTTCAAATACCAGTGAAGTATGCTAACGATGTATCAGAGGGTGGATTTAAAACGGATAAAGATACTTTAAAAAGAATAGCATCATATAATTCTGGATTGATAAGAGAGTTTGTAGAGTTAGTAACAAGACATAATGCATTAGAAGTTTGGCTTAGTACATTTGTTAAAGGTATTAAAGATGCATTGATTGGAGATTATTTACATCCTGCTTTTATGCAATGTATCACAGCTACAGGAAGACTATCTAGTAGAAATCCTAACTTCCAAAATCAACCAAGAGCCAAAACATTTCCTATTAGAAAAGTTATTCGTTCTAGATTTACAGATGGTAAGATTATGGAAATAGATTATTCACAATTAGAATTTAGGGCCGCAGTATTTTTAGCACAAGATAAACAAGGTATAGAAGATATTGTTAATGGTGTAGATGTGCACCAGTATACTGCTGACATAATCAAATGTTCAAGACAAGAAGCAAAGCCACATACATTTAAACCTTTGTATGGAGGTAAGTCTGGAACAGAAGATGAGAGAAGATATTACAAAGCATTTTTAGATAAGTATAAAGACATATCAAAATGGCATGTTGAATTAGAAAACAAAGCTATCAAAAGTAAAATGGTTACTCTTCCCACTGGGAGACAGTATTGTTTTCCATACATAAGAAGAATGTCATGGGGTTCATCAAACTACCCTACACAAGTAAAGAATTATCCAGTGCAAGGATTTGCAACAGCAGACATTGTACCCCTTGCGTGTATTAATATACACAATCTGATGAAAGAACATAGGTGTAAGAGCCTATTAATAAACACTGTTCACGACTCAATAGTAGTCGATGTGTATCCGACTGAAGTAGAAGTTCTAAGTAAAATACTAAAAAAAGGTTGTCTCGATGTGAAAAATGAGTTAAAGTCAAGATACAACATTGATTTTAATGTACCTTTAGACATTGAGATTAAAATGGGATGTGATTGGTTAAATCTAGAAGATATAACTAATTAGTAATTTATATACCCAGGAGGTATTTTATGAATGAATTAGCAAACATAGACGGAATGTCTAATGCTGATATTATGGATGCCATTGGTCAATCCAAAGGCACCAACCTACCTATCTTACCAAAGCTAACTATTAATAGAGATGCTACGGATGAAGAAGGTAATCAACTCCCAGTGGGAGTATTCAAAACTTATGATACTGTAAGTGAACAAGAAGTGTTTGGTAAACCTGTAAAGATTAGACCATTCATTAATAACTTTCAGTACATGACGTATGATGAAGAGAAGCAGGAATATTCTAATAGAACTGTTATCTTTCCTACATGGGATAGCCCACAAGAAGATATTCTTGGCACTCAAAAATGCGGTAGAATAGCTAGAAAAGAGTGGGATAATCTTACACCAGATAAGTTAGTAGAACAAAAAAAGATTAGATGTTATCGTTTAGTCTATGGTCTACTTACTATGGATGGTAAAACTGCAGGAAAAGAAACTGTTAAATTAGAAAACTATCCTGTTCTTTACAGAGTATCTGGCTCTAACTTTAATCCAATAGGTACAGCTATTGAAAGTTTAGGTAGAAGAAATAAAATTATGTTTAGGCATAACATTATTCTATCAGATACTGAAAGAAGAAAGACAGGCTCTAATGTTTATTATGTAGCTAAAACAAAGATAGACGACAAACAAATAGACTTCTCTGATAAAGACAGAGAGACTATGGATGTCTTCAAAGCAATAATTGAAAAAGAAAATGCTTCTGTCTTGGAACTACATAATGCTGTTCTTAAATCTAGAACTAGTCCGCAAGACATACAAGATGCTAAAGTTGTTGAAGAAGTAACTGCCGCATAATGTCTAACGTAGTAGAACAACTACAAAACTTTTTGGCACAGGCTTGTAAAGGGCCTGTGTCTATGTCTGATGATGTTGTTGAAGAGTTTGGCGAGTTATGTAAAACAGCACTAAGAAAACAATTTACAGAGGAAAGAGAGAAAAAATTTAGAATAAGAATGTCTAATGCAGGTAGACCTATCTGTCAATTACAGATGGAAAAGCTACATGAGGACAATGACTTTGAAGAGATGTCTTACAATTCTAAACTTAGAAATATGTTTGGGGATATAATAGAAATCATAGTCTATGCTATGATGAAGTCAGCGAATGTTAATATAGAAAGTTACCAGAAAAAAGTAAAGTATAAAGTCCATGATGAATTAGAAATGTCTGGTAGTACAGATGTAGAAATAGATGGTAAAGTATATGATATAAAATCTGCTAGCCCATTTTCATATGATAAAAAGTTTGGAAAAGATGGTGGTGGATTTCAAAAGGTAGCTGATGAAGATGTATTTGGATACTTATCCCAGGGGTATTTATATGCAGAAGCATTGAACAAACCCTTTGGTGGTTGGATTGTTATTAATAAATCTACAGGTGAGATACAGCTTACTGCTCCTCCCAGTGATGATAGTAAATATAGAGATAAGGCTTTACAAATAGCAAGAGATAATGCTAGTCATTTATTAGAGAACAAACCATTTAAAAGATGCTTTGAAGATGAAGAAGAAACATTTAGACAAGTCAAAACTGGCAACAGAAAACTCGGACTCATATGTGGGTTTTGCAATTTTAAGAAACCTTGTTGGGGTGATGACTTACAATTTTTACCACAGCAACAATCAAAGGCTCGTAATCCAAAATGGTTTTGGTATACGAAAGTAACACAACCTAAAGAGGATAGCAATGTCGAAGGGTAACGGAAAAGATAAGTTTGATTTTTCTAAAGGTATAACAATAGTTATATCTCCACATTCAGAAAGTTCATTTGCATGTGGTATAGATAAATCTTACGGAGAAGAAACTGCAGAGAAACATGCAGTAAAAACAATAGCCATGGGCCTATGCGACCTAGCCCTCAATCATGCTGATATGGTTTATGAAGTAGGATTAAAAGTTAGAGCACTACAAGATGCTCAAATGTATGATGCTGACTTATCAGATTTAGAACAAGACAATGTTGAAAGCCTAGAAGAATGGATAAAAAAACTAAAAAAACCAACGCTAAACTAAACAACGATAACAAGTTCGACCTTGATTTAAAGTATGGACAAATGCGTGAGAAACAAGTTCACAATATGTTTTACAATAAAAAGATTGAGGTCAAGACTGAAAGAGATTGGTGGGCCAAGACAGGAAACATAGCCATAGAAGTAGAATGTAATGGAAAGCCCAGTGGGATTAGTGTAACTAAATGTGATTACTGGATACATGTTTTAGCTATAGGTAAGAAAGATTACTGTAAATTAGTTTTTCCTGTTGACAGAATAAAAAAATTGACTAAAAAATATAAGGATAAATCAAGAATGTTAGGAGATAGAAACGCATCTAAGTGTATCCTAATACCCCTAAAAGAATTATTTAATAAGGAGAATATCGCTTAATGAAAAGTTTAGATATACTAAAACAAGCATCAAGTTATGTGGGAGACAGTAGAGAAAAAGAGTATGGTAATAAATTAAAGAACCATGACAACATCGCAAAGCTCTGGTCTGCCTACAAAGATATAGAGTTTACAGCTAGAGATGTAGCTGTAATGATGGCACTACTAAAGATTGCTAGAACAAAGCAAGGTAAAGTATCAGAGGATACCTTTATAGATGGTGCCGCATACATGGCAATCGCAGGAGATATACACGATGAACTTCATAATAAGTAGAGAACAAGTTGAGAAACTTGTAAGTTATCTATTCACCAGACCTTATAAGGAGGTCTATGGTTTAATAGAAATGTTATCTAAAAATTTAAAGACACTGGATGATAAGATTAATCCAGACTTTGTAGAAAAAGATGGAAACAAAAAAAAATAGTTCCACTTTAATCAACCTCGAAGTGAAGCTGAATAAAGATGGAACTATAAGTTTTGATTATGATTTTGTTAACCCAGATACTTTTGTGTCTGAGGTTAACAGAGTCTACCCTAACTATCCTCACACCCACACAATAGCGGCTATGATTAAAAGCACTGTTAACGAATTAGAATATGTTGGTAGTGAGATGCAAAAATTATTGAGAGCTGTTTAAAAAATCTTTATAGCTATTATTAGTATAGGCACCCCAAGCACCATAACCTTGCTTATCAAATATTTCTTTGGCGACTCGTATGTTAGTCATTGGGTCGTATAAGTTATTATTACTATTTAAATTATATAGGTCTCTTCTTTCTGGCCCCATATCCCCTATCATATTTATTTGAAATAATCCGTAAGATAAATCTCTTTTGCCATCATCATTCAATGACCTCGAATCTCCGCCAGATTCTGCCATAGCCACAGCCGACATAATTTTAGCATCGTCTTCTTTAAATCCTCCCTCCAATAACATATCGTATATTTCTTTTTGAGTGTACTTAGTTTTTGGTTTTTGCTTAGGAATTATTTTATTCTCAGTGGGAGTTTTTATTTCAACGGGCTGAGCAGGAGTAACTTTTAATTCTGGAACGTATATAGTTTCAAGAGGCGGTTCCTCTTCTATCTTAGGCCTAGGTTTAAAAAAATCTTTTACCCTATCAAAAAAACTTTCATCATCTTGATTGCCAGTTCTTTTAGATAGGAAGTATGCTTGGGCCTCTGCGTTTACATCCTCCTCAAACCCTTCTCCTAATACTACAGTCTCCCCTAATATTTGTTTGGTTTGCTTACTTAGTGCATCACTTGTTTCTGTCATAAATAATAATATAATTAAACTATTTCTTAACCAGACTACCACCGAAATATAATCCTATGATAGCTGACATTAGATGTGTATCTAATGGTGTAATAACTACACCAAAAAATTCTTTATCTAATACTATTTCTTTTTGTTCTATTAGGAATAAAAACCCTCTAGTAAATTCTGTCCAAGTTAAATACACACTTGTATCAAAAAATACTGGCACTAGTTTTGGCCAACCAATAATAAAGAATACAGCAGTTAATGCAATAATTCTTCTTGTCCATTGAAAGCCTTTGTTATCATACGCTCTAGCTTTCTCAATATGTTTCATTTGATTATCAGCTCTTGCTAATAATAATTTTTGTTCGTCTTGCTTTGCTTTTATGCTCTGCCCCCATATGGACATAAATCCACCTAGAAGGCTAGAGCCTAGCATTGTAATCATTTCTACTGGTAATCCACCTAGCATGTATATCTCCTTATACTATGTAACTAAATATAATTAAAATTAAAATAGCACCAAGAGCACCTGCAACTATCTTGCCTCTCTTACTTAAACCATTCCATATTTCTTTTATTTTATTCATACTTCCTCCTAGTTATCTAGTTTCTTATTTATATTTTTTAATTCTGATTCTATTACTGCAAGTCTAACTTCCATCTTTGTAAACATTACAAGTGCCTCTTCCATTCTATCTATGTCATTTTCCATTGCAGATATTCTTTGTGAGGTCATTCCCCAGGTAACTCCAAGAGCTAAGACAACCCCAATAAACCAAACTGTATCTTTCATATTCACTAGTTTAAATCCTCCTCTTTTATATTAGATGGTATCATTTCTTTTTCATTTCTAAGTTCTTGTAAATCAATATTATCTAAAATAAATTTTAACTCTTCTTGTTTTAATTTTCTATTAGCCCCCATAACATCTCCTTTTGTTACATTGTCTAGTAAGTCTCTATCCATATTTTGCATCCTTCTTTTTATAGAACGTGCAACTTGTGTTTCTGAGTAACCTAAATCTTTTGCTAATGCATATATCCAAGGAGCTAAAGCTACATCTGGTGGTAATCTTCTCATCTCACTTACAGCGTAATCCATAAGATTATCATATGTAAATTCTCTTCCTCTATTTAGTTGGTTTAACTGCCAAGTAACTTTTAATATTTTAGCTTCTTTTAAACTGTAAGATGATAAGTACCTTGCATACCAATCATATAAATCTCTTTTTAATCTAGCTTGACCTTTACTGACAAACATAGGATTATCCCCTTGAAATATTTGTTCTAATGGGCCATGAAATAATTTAGGTGTAAAGGCTTTGTACGCATCCAGTAGTTCTCCTTTTGTTGGGGGAACTAATAAAGGTCGTGTAGCACTCTCATCACCAAAAGAACTTTTTATTGCACTAGTAGTTGATTGAACACCTTTTGATAGCATATATCTAAATAAAATATCAAACGCACCATTTGCCATTTTGGTTGTTTGCTCCCAACCTGGAGCAGAGAGCACACTCCCTGGGCCTATACCTGGTGCCGCTAAGGTTGCTGTTAAATCTATTTTTGTAGCCGCACTGGGAACACCATATAAAAGAAAATCTGGCATACCTAATTTCATTAAAAATGCAGAGGGCTGAGGTATATTAATAGGAGATATTTTATTTAATTGTTTTATTAAATAGTCTGCCGCATTTATACCAATAACTCCCATTGAACCAGATACTAAAACCATGCCCCCTACAAAATGAGCTAATCCAGATACATCCCCATATCGTTTTGCATTTCTTACATGTTCTATCATTTGAGCATAATAGTTTTGTTGAAAAGTTTTAAATAAACCTAAAGGTTTTCCTAGTATTCCTAAGCCACCCTCAGTATACATCATAGGTCTATCAAATATATCATACCTAACCATATAATTATCAGTTAAGTACCAAGCATTATCTATAATTGTTTTTTCTTTTAGCCCTGCTCTTCTCATTAAATGTGCAAACATTAGTGTAGCATTTAGTCTAGAAAATTGTTCTACTCTGCCTGCTAAACCCCTACCAGTTAATTTCCATAAAACTCTTTTTGCTACACTATTAGAGCCCCTACCTTGCTTTTGATATATATTTTCTCCCGCAAACTCTCTCATAAATTTTTCATTAAGAGCAAAGTATTCTTGTGATTTTTTTATTACCTTAGTAGAAAATGCATCTGGCCTAGCTATATTTTTCATAGCATCTACCATTGCCGCATATGGGTCTATCATTCTACCACCAAATAAATCTCGTAAATGTGCTAACTTTGGTAGTATCATTTGATAGGGCTGTATGCCTTGGGCTAACAAAAATCTAGCGTTGTAAGTAAATAGATAAAACTGAGATGTTATTTGGTTTATACCTCCAAAGGCTTTATTAATTTGATTTTTTGTTAGTTGCTTTGCTACAATTTTACTACCACCATCTGCTATTTTTTTAGTGATAGCTGACATCTCATTTCCTAACGCAACGTCAACCAATTTAGTAACATAAGCTGTGGATTCTGGGTATAGCTTTGCAATAGTTATATTTCTATCGCCTTTAAAACCCTCTCTAGTTAATCTAGTATATACTTTACCATCTATTATAGGTCTTGTTAAAAACTGTATTACACTTTGTTGTAATTTAATTTTGTTTGCCGCTTTAACTGCACCTTCAACATATGCGTTCATAGCTGTTTCAAAATCAGATACTTGCTTTTTATTTTTTATACTTCCTGCAAACCCAGGCATAAAATCTTGTTTTCTTTTTAATTTGGTAGCACCAAAAACTGTCGATGCTTTTTTTGCTAATAAGTCATTAACTATTTCTCTAAAGGTTACAGATTTTTCACCTGCTACTTTACTATGGGAGACAGCATCAGCAAAATAACTTACTGTTGCATCTTGGCCTTTGTATCCTCTTTCAGTTTCTCTTATATCTATTAAGGCTTCTGGTTGTTTTTTTAATATTTCTTTTTTTACAGCGTTGGCACCCACCCTTGTATTTGCTGTTCTTATTTCATTAGTTGTTCTAATACCATCTTTAACTGTATCAATAAAAATTTTATATTCTCCTAAAAATATATGGGGTATATAATTGGGTATGTTAGGTATCTCTGCTATTTTAGTAGTTCCAAATTGTTTTATGGTTGTATTATAATGGTCTCTAACTTCCATTAATTTTTCTCTTATTTGTAAGTAAGATAACGCTTGATTATCTTTTAAATTGTATCTTTCTGTTAAGGCTTCTGGTTTTATCTCTAAAGTTTTTTTATCAAAGAAAGGAAATAATTCTTCTTTTATTTTAGCATCTGTTTTTTTATTCATTAATACTGCAGTGTCTCTTTCTATTTTAAACATAGCATCTATTAAACTAGTCTGTTCTTTTTTATTTAATTTATTAAAATAATACATCATGCCATTTTCTCCTGGCTCTGATTTTAATAATTTTGTTGCTCTTTGATTTTCTATTTTAGCATATTGAGGGTCATCTAAAAATTTTAATATAAGAGCTTCGTTTTCTATTCTGTAAATATTTAATAAATCAATTACATACTTTGCTTGTGGAAATCTTTTTAGTGCTAATGATGGTGGCAATGCAAATTTTTCTACTAAGCCAGATATATATCCTTTTGTTAGGTCTTGATGCTTAGGTAATATTTGATTAGTATTTTCATCAAACTTAATCATATTTAATCTTGCTGATTTTGGATTTGTTACGTCTAATTTTTCTTGATGTATTCTGTACGAGATAGTATCTAATTCATTAAGGACTGTGCTTAAAGTAATAACCTCTGTTCCTTTAGCTTCTATTTGCTCATCTATTTGTTTTGTATCTTCCTTTTTATTTTTTAATTCTTTTCTTTGCTTTTCTAGTAAATTATATTCATCAATAGATTTTTCTAAACTTTTAGTGCCAGTATTTATTTTAGATTCAAACGCCTGTATAGCTTTTCTTTCTCTATTCTTTTGTATTGTCTCGGATAACTTTTTTTCAATAATAGTTTTTTCTCCATATATAGGGCCAATAGCTGACATGCCACCAAATAATATGGCATTAGCAACTCTATCACCTACATTTTCTGCAGGTAAACCAAAGCCTAGTATTCCAGTTGATGTAACTCTTGAAAATGGTGCAAGAGGCCCTGCCCATTCTAGATACTTGCCTATTGTTGCACCTTGTGCAAATGCTTTACTTGCGGCAAGAGCACCTTTATCAGATTCTCGTAATGCATCTACCGCACCAAAACCCACTGCAAATTGAGCCATCTTAGGTACAACTTGTACAGCCTGCACTGCTCTTAATCCTGTTACATATTGTGCTATTGTTCCTGGGGCGGCCCCAAGACCTTCATAAACTTTGCCTGCAATAGTTTTTGTTTCGCCTAATTTATCTATTTTTTTCTGATGCAAACCTTGTAAATTTTTTAATCCTTTATATAAATAACCAGACATTAATTGAACTTGAGATTCATTTAAAACTTCATCTATAGGTTGCCCTAATTCAATTCTTTCTTCTTGTTTTTTTGTTAGTAATAATCCAGGTATATTTGCAAGAGTATGGTACATGGTGTCAGCCGCTATATGGTACCCTTTTCTAATACCTTTTTCTGCTTCTACAAATCCTAATGATTTTCCAAAAGGTATTTTTTCAGAATATATGGTAGCCTCAGTATTATCTTCTTTATATATACTGCCTCCGTCTTCTGGCTGTTCGTCTTGAGGTATTGTATCTACTTTTTTTTCTTCTAAATTTGTAGTTTCAACATAACCTTTAATTTTTTCTATTGCCTCTTCATTAGTAAGACCTTCTTCCAAACGATATGTTTCGCCTTCGTAATTATAAAGCTGTGTCATGTATTATGTACTAGGTGTTAAATCAATTATATCTTTTTTGTCTTCTTGTGTTTTATTTGTAGGTAATGATTTTTTTAATAGCTCTTCATATAATTTTTGATACTCAGCCACCACTTCTGCAGGATTATCTGATTGTAGTAATTGTATAGTAAAATCTTGCCCAAAAGTATTTGATAACTTATTTATATCTGCTCCAATATTTAAAACATTATCTGCTTCTTGTAATGTTACTGCAGGAAATCCTATTTCAGCCATAGCATCTTTATCCATGTAATCAATATTTAAACTTATAGCTGTTGCAAGATAAGCCGCAAGCTCTTTAGTTTTTTGGGCTTCTCCCATACTTGTAGGAAATGCAGACACTTTTACGCCTGCCTCTGGCATAACTTCAGCAGTTATATTGCCTTTAATTTTTTCTAATTCTTTTCTTCTTATAGCAACTTTACCAGTTTTATCGGGTATATTATTTAACGATTGTAACTCAGCCTCAACTTTGTCTAAGTTATCTAATAGCGAATTTCTTGTATCAAATTGATATGGATTTTCTGATGTATCAAAACCTCCCTGTGCTATAATTCGTTGTGCATTTCTTGCAGGCCCATCTATGTCTTTCATAGCGGATACATTTTTTACATCATCATACAAAGCAAAAGTTTTACTTTGTGCAAGATAATCAGCAACCCCCGCACCATATGTTTGCACAGTTTGATTATATAATTCTGTTCTTTTATTAATTAAAGCTACTTCTTTACTAGCATCTTCTAATATTAATCCTGCAGAATCAATAGTGTTACTTAATCTTTGTTGGTCTAATTCTCTATCTTCTTTAAATCTATCTTGTATTGTTTCAAGTGCACCAATACCTATCTGTGTGGGTCTTACAGATTCCATTAAACCTTTTAAATTAAATACCATTACTCCTCCTCACTCTTTCTAGACATTAAACCTTTTACAACTTCTTCCTCAAACTTTTCTTTTCTAGCTTTTGCAGTAGTAGGCCTAGCAGTTTCTTTAAGTGCCATGATTTCACCTACAACACTTTTCATTCTCTTTCTAGGTAAATCTAAAGTTATATCTTCTAATCCTCCTGCTTGTGCTAATGATACATACATCTTAGCTATAGTAGGTGCAAGTAATATAGCTAAATCTGGATTCCATAATCCACTAACAAACCCACTAAATAAAGTAGTTCTAACTAATGATTCTACTGGTACACCAGAATTTATTAAAGCTAATAGTCTTTGGTTATTTCTTTTTAAGTGTATTCTATTCCATATAAATGTAGATGCTTCCATAAAGTCTGTGTACTTTGGTGGATGTTCCCATGGGTAGTTACCAGGTTTGTCTGTTAAAGACTGTCCAGGTATAGGGGCATCAAATGGATTTATATTTGGTTCTTCGTACTTTGCCATTATTTTACTGTCCTTGCCATATTTAAGTATTGTAATAATCTGTCATTCCAAAACTTTTGATATGTTATGTAATTAGATACATCTGCTTTTTTTACAGCAGTTACATCTTCGGGTTTCAACATTGCCATGTCGTATTCATCAAAACTTACATAGTCTGGTCTCATTCCTGCAGAGCCGCCTCCACCAGAATCTCTACCTTTTAGTAGATTTGTTCCTACTATTTTAAGACCTTCTTTAAATATTTCTCCCCACATTATTTATTCTCCTTCTCCAGATGGTGGTCTGCTAGTAAAGTTTACAATAATATCTCCTATAACTCCACCTATTAATCTATTTAATGCATTTTTAGATGCTTCATCCATAAACGCTAAATTAGTTTCTCTTTCTAGTGCCGCTAATGTTATGTTGTGATTTCTATTTTCAATGTTTTCAGATGATGTATTAGCCCAACTTGCTTCATCTCTCCACTGTTGCCATAGTGCAGACATTGCAAAGTTAGATAAACCCAATAGGTTTGCCGCATCCGTTTGGTTTGCCGCATTTACTGCCGCAGTATTTGCTGTATTAATTTGTCTTCTCCATGCAACATTAGATTGGTCTACAACTCTTTGATTTTCTACATTAAATCTTTGTCTAGCATCTGTTAGTTGTGCGTTAAATTGATTTATTGCCGCCTCTCTTTGTGCATTAGCTTGGTCTATTTGTACTTGATTACCTGCATTTAGCCCTGCTATTTTATTAGATTCTGCTACAGAAAACTGATTCATTGCATCTGTTCTTTGTGCATTTTGTGTTTGTATTTGTGATTGTAAACTATCAAAGAACTGGTCAGTTTGTTTTTGACTTGTTGCATTAAATTGTGATGACGCATTTTCTGCTGATGCATCTGATAATAATACTTGTTGTCTACTTTGCAAATTAGTTAAACTTGTTGCTTGTTTATTTGATAGGTTAGCCATATCAGTTTTAAAATAAACATCTGCATTTTGTATTGCCGCTTGTTGTCTATTATTTAAGTTAGCTAATATCACTTGTCTATATGCTTCTGCATCTGCCGCCGCAATTTGTGTACCTGCTCTTAATACACCTTCTGCTATAGCTTCTGCCGCAATACTAGAAGCACCAAGTCCTCTCTTAGCCATTGCCGCCTCTGCTACTCTTTGTGCACCCCTTGCAAATGGAGGTAAAGGATTACCTTGTGCTAATGCATTTTCTACATCAGAAGTTATATTTGCAAGTTGTCCTCTTACTGTAGCATTAGCAGATAGTTCTGCTTGCTGTGCTTGTATTAATTCATTTTGATTTACTGCAGTTTGTTCTGCTTGTGCTTGAGCCGCAGTCCCTACAGTTGTAGGTGTG